GATCCAAATGATCCAGAACGCGCTCGGCAGTCGGAAGATGGACCAGACGACGGCCGCCGCCGCGCCGGACGAACTCGCCCAACTCGTCGGCGAACCCGAGATGCTCACCGACACTCTCCGGGACCGCATCAGCGACGTGACCTCGCCCGGGAAGGCCACCCTGTCGATATAAACCCCATTTCGCTATACAGATGCTCATCCGCCTCAACCTCCGCGAACTCCGCAGGGACCTCGGCGACGAGGTGGGCGACTTCCTGCTCGAACTGTCGAATGAAATCGTCAACGAGATGAAACGCGAGGCGCCGGTCGGGGCGACGGGCGACCTCCGCCGGTCGATCCAGATCTTTCAGCAGTCCGAGGACGTCGTGTTCCTGGGGACGCGCCTCTCGTATGCGCAGTACGTGTGGAAAGGCACGGAACCGCACACGCCGCCGTTCCAGCCCATACAGGTATGGGCACGGCGGAAGCTTGGCGACGAGGCCGCCGCCGGGCCGGTGTGGCAGTCCATCCGCCAGGAGGGCACCGACCCCAACCCGTTCGTCGAGCGATCCATCGAGCAGGCCATCGACGCCGTGGCGTAGGCTTTTCACCCGCGCCGCCGTCCGATCGGGTATGGTCAATTGGTTATCAGTCCGAAAGGACCCCATCGAGGCCGTCGAGCACGGGCTCGCCACCGCCGACGCGACGATCGAGACCGGATTCACCGGCCCCGTGAACCGAAACGCCATGCGGTACCCCGTCGGGCAGGTGCTTCCGCAAAGTACGTCCCGCGCCGACGCGACGAACTGGCAACACTCCATCTTCGTGAATCTGTACTACGACCGGGGGACCTACGACACCGAACTCGGCGACTCCGAATATGTCGAGGTGGTCCTGCACGACGTGGACGCCGTCCTCACGTCGGTCTTAGACGAACTCGGGAGTCTCCCGAAGGTGACGAACTACCACCCCAGTCGCATCGAGGACTACGCGGGGGAGTTAGACAACGTGTCGGTCCTCATGGTGTCCATCGAGTTCGAGTGCATGACCAGCGTCGATCCCGGGACGTTCGACTAACCCACCCGAACGCTTTTCGCCCGGCGTGACCGACCGCGAGTATGGCACTCAAGTACTGGAGGGGACAGGAGGCGACGATCGAGGCGTCCGGCGGGTCGCTCCCGACCGAGGCCGTCGGCGTCCTCGACGAACCGGAGGTCGCGGCCCCCGAGCAGGAGGTCGGAGAACTCCGCGGGGCGGGGTCGACCAAACGCCAGGACGAACAAAAAACGAGTACGTCGGTCACCGTCTCCGGCGAGGTGGCGGCCTTCGATATCGACACGTGGAACCGCCTGATCGACTACGACGACGCGAACGACGAACTCGATGACTCCGCGGAGGTGGCGACCTTTACCATCACCGTCACCTACACCGCCGCCGACGACTCGACCAAAGAGATCGCCGTGCAGAACGCCTGCGTCGACGGGTCCATCCCGATCGGCGGCTCCCGCGAGGAGTGGATCGGCCTGTCGCTTGAGTTCGTCGGCGACGACCTCGTCATTACCGACACCGCCAGCCCATAACTGACTAAGCGACACTAAGGATTTTACCCTCGGGGGCCGACGGTGTGGGTATGGCGACCATCGACCCCGCCGACCGCGAGTTTACGAATCACGAGCTTCGAGAGATGTCCGACGCGGAGGCCGAGCAAACGCTCACGAAACAGCAGTGGGACCGCCGGGAGAAGTTACTCGACCTGCACGGCGAAGCCGCGGAGACACGCGAGGAGTGGGCCACCGAGGCGGAGACGGTCGCGGGCGTCACGGTCGAGGCGGACATCGAAGACCTCGGGACGGAGTTGGACCTGTACGGCAACGACGTGATCGTCCGCGTCGATGAGACGGTCGCGGAGGACATGGCCGACCCGCTGGAGCGCCTGGGCGAGGAGTTCGAGGACATCTCGACGGCCGACCCCGACGACGCCGAGGCGGAGATCGAGGCCCTCGATGCGGATGCGACCGCCGACCTCGTGGCGATCCTGACGGACCTGTACGACGCCATGCTCCGGCGGTGGAACGGTCACGACTGGCAGACGCTCCCCCAGTCCGACCGCGAGGCTATCCTCGACACCGCCGCCGAGCAGTGGGGCGCGTCCGCGATGTTCCTCGGCCTGTTCCGAGCGATCATGGAAGCGACCGAGGACCGCGAGGAGGTGATGGGCCGCATCAAATCCTTTCTCGACGAGACGGGGACCCGGGATCATCGAACTCCTCGATAAGACCGGCTTTCGCACCTACGGGGAGTTCGTCGAACACACGAACCCCTACGAACGCCGCCTGCTCATCGCCTCGCTGGAGCAGTGGCACCGCGAGCGCAACCAGTGACGGGGAACGCTTTTCCCGAGGGCCGCCGGAGCGAACGGTATGTCCGCTGACGGCGAGATCACGGTCGCGGTCGAAGCCGAGGGCGTCGATGACGCCGCCGAAGAGGTGGCCCAGGCCGGCGACGGTGGCGACGGTGGCGTCGCCCAAGCTGCCACTGGCGAAGGCGGCCTCCGCGGCGGGCTTCGCACGGGTGGGTTGGTCGGTGGGGTTGCCGCGGCGATCGGCCCGCTACTGGACATCCTGACGCCGATCCTCGACATCCTGAAAGCGTTTCTCGCGCCGCTGGCGGCGGTCGCCCTCCGCCTGCTCCAGCCGGTGCTCCGGCAACTCATCAAACTGCTCCCGGCGTGGTTCAACCTCATCGACGGCGTCCTCCGTTTCGTCGACCGCTTCGCGGCGATGAGTATCGGCGAGCGCCTCCAGTTCATCGGCGGGAAGATCCGGCAACTCCCGGGGATGATCTGGAACGCGATCTCGGCAGGCGCGTCGTGGCTGGCCAACGGCGCCCAGCGCATCGGCGAGTGGGTGTGGACGAAGATCAGTTCCGGCGCCGCGTGGCTCGTGAACAGCCTCTCGACGATCGCCCAGACGATCGGGTCGGCGGTGTGGCGGGCGGTCAAGACAGGCGCGCGCTGGATCGCCAACGGCGCCCAGTCCATCGGCGAGGCGGTGTATAACACCGTCGGCGGGGTACTGGAGAGCGTCCGGGACTCCCTCGCCAGCCTCCCGCGGCGGATCTGGGACTTCATGAAGCGGCTTCCGGGGCAGATCGCGTCGGAACTCAAACAAACGATCCCCTCGTTCGCCACGGGCGGCGTCGTCACCGCCCCGACGCTGGCGACGGTCGGCGAGTCCGGCCCGGAGTCGATCGTCCCGCTGGACCGCCTCGAACGCATGATGCAGGGCATGGGTGGCGGGCGCGACCGGCCGACCCAAATCACCTTCGAACACCGGCGCGGCGTTCAACGACGCCGCGGTGTTCGTCGAGACGGTGGACATCTCCCCGATTGACCGGCAGTCGCCGCTGTGGAAACCCGTGACACTCCGCCTGCGGCGGGGGCGGTCGGTCGGGTAGGCTTTTCCCCGGCGCCGCCGACACGCCACTATGGCCACCGTCGAGAAATTCGACTCGGGCACGTCTACCTGGGTCGAGATCGATACGTACCGCGACTTCGAGATCACGAACCCGCTGTCGCCGGTCGGCATCGCACCGCAGGCGTCGGTTACGGTGCGCGCGAAAGAGTCCATCGCCGCCGGTCAAGACGTCCGCATCTCGACCGACGGCACCGTTCGCTTCGAGGGCGCCGCCGAGTCCGCGGGGACGATCCGCTCGAACGGGGCAAAGCAGATCGACCTCGAACACCCGGCGGTCGGGCTGTTCGAGGAGTCGGTGACCTTCGCCGCGCTCGGGCCGCCGACCGACGAGGACGTCCTCGACACGGCGTTGGCGGTGAGTGATCGCGGATCGAACTTTACGCTGTCCTTCGACGGGACGCCGACCACGCTCGCGGAGGACTACAACGTCGCGAACCGCACGGTCAAGAACGTGTTTCGAGACATCGCCGACCGGACGGGATGGGTGTGGTGGGTCGACCCGGCGGGCACGACCATCGACTTCGAACCCCTGGACAGTCGCGGACTCTACGAGGCGCTGACGCCCGACGACGACGGGATTAGTGTGCAGTCCTTCGACGAGGGCGGGGTCGGGACCGTCCGCAACGACGTCACGGTCACCGGCACCGGCGGCGTCGCGGTCGAGGCCACGAGCACGAACAGTACGTCCATCTCAACGTGGGGCCGCCAGCCCGCGGCCTACAACGTCTCGTATATTTCGACC